CAAGAGTACCGGAAGCATTATGTACGAAATCAGGACGGTAAGACCGACTAATAATGTAAGGGACCGTGAATGGTTCATAGTCAAAACCTGTTAGTATCTTGCTGACATCGTCTTCGAACGTGCTTCTAAATTTCGATTTCTTGGACCTTCGGTTCATTGAGTACCTCTGTTAAATAACGTGGTCCTGACGAATAAGCAAAGGCTCTTAAGCCAGGCCAACAGTTCTTCTTGTAAGCGCAGTAGGAACAACCAGTGTCCAGCTTCATGTTGCCACTCTTGCCGTCTTCCTTTGGCTTGTAGCAGTGTTTTGGTGGCTCTGGTTGTTCTACCATTGTTTTGACATGGTTAATACGATCACCAATGTCGTACCCAATAACTTCATGGACAGGCGCTTGAGTGTCCTCATCGTCATACATGAGGTACGTCAAGTGACCATTTTGTTTGTCCATTGCTAACCAGCCGTACTGAGTTTGGCCTTCTGCTTTTGCATATCCTTTAATTTGAGAAATGTACCCAAACGAGTCATCAAAAGCGAGATTTCCGTCTTTGAATTTTCTAAACCCAAAAGTGGACACGCTTTTAACATCAGTGACAACGCCGTCAATTTTGCAGTCCATAGAGCCACTAATACCGTTAACTTCACACTTTTTCTGTTCATCTGTCACCTCGTGACCTGCTGCTCGTGTTAGGAATAGAAGTAATTCTTCTATGAGATGACCGTAAAGAAACTTAACATAAGTGTGTCCTTGCATGTCGTCGTCCTTCTCTACGTCATTCCAGACGTTCCAAAGGTAACGGTCACCACGTCCAATGTTGGACATACGTAGCTTACGTGAGTCGTCACGCTTACGTGTAAACTCGTTACGCATAAGTTGCTTCACGGCTTCACCAAAGACTTCAATGCAGTCCTCTATGTCTACGCCTTCAGCTACTTCTTTTGTTTCAACCAGGTTGTAAATGTCGTCTACTAAAGTGTAGATGTTTTTCATGGTTTAGCCTTAGTGGGTGTCTGCCCATGTAGTTCCGATTTGGTACTCTCCGTCCAACGGACATCGGAGTTTAAAGTGTACGCCTGACGCCTTGAGGCACTCGACTGCAAGCCAGCCAAACTTCTCTGCTTGGTCTCCAGCCACTTCCGACTGTACTTCATCATGTATATTGCCTATAAACTTGTAGTCAAGCTTCCATTGTTGTGCGTAGTCGTCAAGGATAATCAAAGCCTTCTTCATGACTATAGCACCAGCAGCCTGTAGTAACGTGTTTAGTGCAGCATGTTCAGATCGAATTCTGAGATGTCTACCATCAAGTCCTCTGAGATAACCTCGTTTAGCTGCTCTAATAGTACGCTCTCGTAGACTTTCAAGAGCAGGTGTATTTGATAAAAATCTGCGTTTAAGCTCTGCGCCGTCATTTGCGCTTCCTCCAACGATAGTTCCGATTTTGGCGTCGCCTGCTCCATAAAGGAAAGCGTAGATGAAAGTTTTCGCTTGAGGTCTTGTTTCAAGTCCTGCAGCATGCTGATTTCTTGTATGTATATCTTCTGTGAGGAGGACATTAGTAAACTCCTTATCGTCCATGTAGTGTGCCAACATCCGTAGCTCTAGACCACTAGCGTCAAAGCCTACTAATTTTTTACCAATAGGTACAGTCCAACAGGAGCGACACTCTTTACCGTAGGGACTATGGCCTGCAGGTACTTGAGCCATATTAGGATTCTGATGCGTCATGCGACCAGTAACAGCACCATTGCTAATGACTCTTCCGTGTACTCTACCGTCTTCCTTGGTAGCTTCCAGCCACGAGAGAACTTGCGCGTGACGCTTCTGAAGCAACAAATATTCCAAAACTTTTGCCGCTTCAGGGACATGATCGTTTTGCTTAAGCGTCTTTTCGTCAACAACGGGCTTTCCGCTTGGCGTGAGTTCCGACCATACTGCACCTTTTGTTTCAAGTCTCTCTGCCACTTGTTGCCGTGAACCGACATTGAAAACCGTAACCTTGTCTTTAAGACGCTTCTTGGTCTTCTCAGAATACCTCTCTTCGACAATGGGTGGAAACATCTCTTGTAGTTCGGACTGTATGTCATTCATGCCTTCCTTAAAGGTAGCGCAGAGGTTGTTAGCTAAGTCCTGGTCAAGAAGCCAGCCGTTGTTCTCCTGCTGCTGCACGATCCATTGAACCTTGTGTTCAAGTTCCAGACACTCTTTGTTTTCCCATTTGTCCATACCACTGACTAACTTCTGGTGTACTGCTTCAGTGACTGCTACGTCCTGTATACAGTAGTCAATCATCTCCTGTGACAGACAAGAAAAGTCAGAATGGTCACCTTTGGGAAAGCCCAACTCATTCCCCCAATTCCTCAAAGAGTGACCACCTGACTTGCTAGGGTCAAAAAGACGTGAAAGTACCAAAGTATCGACTATGCGCTCAGAGGCCACAGAAACGTTCCAGAGACGTTTTAGGACAGGTATGTCGTACCCTATCAGGTTGTGTCCAATGACGCTCATAGAGCCTCTCAGAGCCTTACAGAGGCTGTCTGGAGTGGTATGTACAGTATCAACACCATTTTCCCTGGTTACTACGCACCAAATGGTCGTTGGGTCTAAACCGTCAGCTTCAAGATCCAAATAAATCATACTGCAGTTCTTCAGGCTCCACGTAGTCAGTTTCTAAGTAGTCTTTCTCTTCCGTTGTCTTTTCTCTGTGACAGTTAGCACAAAGAACTTGGCAATTTTCTAACTCTTCCATTATAGCGTTCCATCCATAATGGTGCATTCTTGCCATCTTAGTTTTTTTCTTTGTTCTGTCAATGTGGTCCAGTTCTAATGCTTGAGGTATTTCGTTATAACCACATTTTTCACACCCTTTCTCCATCTTATAATCTTGAATGAATTTTTTCTTTTCGTTTTTATGCATTCGTTTATAAGGCATTAAAAGTCCTCGTTTGTATTAGGATTTGCGACTTCCTGTAACCTCCCTGTTTGTTTGTCGTACTGCAGCCAACAAGCGGGTCCAGTTTCACCTGTGTACCTATTCTTGAGGACTCGAACAGTAGTAGTGTTTCTTACGTCTTCATTCTCATGCTGCTGGTCACGTTCCATACCTATGACAATGTCGGACAGCTGAGCAATAGCTTGTGAACCACGTAGTTCACCTAAGCTGATCTGTGCTCCGTCCTCGTGTGCCTTGCCTTGTGACCTGCGTAAGTGTGACACGAGGAACAAGCAGATACCTGTTTCAGCTACGAGTGTACGTAGGCGTGTCATAATCTCGTCAATGGCTTTTCTCTCGTCTCCTGACTCTTGGGAACTGACGACGATGGACAAGTGATCCAAAACGACGTACCTGCAGTCAAGTGCTTTTGCCATGTAGCGAACACGGGCGAGCAAGTTATCTGCTGAAGTTGACCCCCAATGGTCAAATAAGTAGTAACGTCCTGTTCCCAATGTGGCTTCCCAGAATGGCCGAAGCTCGTCCACTGGCGTGTCCTCTTCCAAGTGTAAGGGCCTGTTTGCCGCCACCGACATGATACCAAGACTTGTTCGGGCCAAATCTTCCTCAAGCGCCAAGACTCCAATATTGCCTTCGCATCGGCGTAGTAAATCATATTCGATTTCTCTGATAAATTGGGACTTTCCCATACCACTGCCGCTTGTGATCGTGACCAACTCATAGGGCCTATGTCCTCTTGTTATCTCATTAAGGCCATTCCAAGGATAAGGTATGGACTTCACCTGGCGCTTTTGTACCAGTGTGTCCCATGTGTCAGTCCCTGCTACAATGCCGTCAGGACGATAAACCTTTGCATTCCACCATGCTTGCGTAAAGTCCTTAACACGGTTCGCCATGAGCATGTCACTGGCGTCCTTGAGTGGTAACTTTACTATTTTTAACTTGTTAGGGCTAAAGAGGTCTTTGACTTGTTCCAGAGCAGCGTCACCAGCTTTGTCGTTGTCAAAGCAAAGTACCACTTGGTCATAACTTTCAAGCCACTCTAGCTGTTCCTTGATTTCTTTGGCTGCAGAGGACGCACCAGCACGTAGTGACACCACGTCGTACTGCTTGTTAAACATCTCGTACACGGCTAAGGCGTCAAGTTCACCTTCCGTGATTGTTATGAACTTGTTAGTAGTGCACTGTTGTTGTCCGAAGAACCCAGCATTCTTTGGGTCTCCGTTACTAAAAAAGTTTTTGGTTTTGACTTCTCTGACTTTGGCTGCACATACTTCACCTGTATGTACGTCATAGTAAGGGTAGTAATGTTTGACTATTTCACCTGTAGTACCGTACTCAACGGTTACGCCAAAGCGCATACAGGTTTCTTTGGATATTCGTCTGTTAGGTATTGCTGCCACTGTACCAAACATTTGTAGTGGCTTTGCTTTCGCTATAGGGATAACTTCGGACATGTCACCTGTTCCATTTGTATGGTAGTCACAAACGGCACTAAAGCAGTGTGTAGAACCGTCGTCATAAATAGCAAGGGCGTCCGAAGAATTACACTTGGGACACCCTTCATGTCTTACAAAGTTAGCCATGTTAGAAGTCTGCGAGTTCTCCTAGTTCCATCTCCGCTTCTTCTAAAACTTTTACTGCTTCTAGGTAAGTAGACACACCGTGTACAGGATGTGGCTGACCTAGCTTGTACTTAAGGCGCACCTTCGAGTTATAAGGTACTTCACCTCTGTAAGGATTACCTTCAGCGTCAAATGTCCGTACGTCGTACTTTGATTTGAACTTACGCTGCTTAGCACCTTGGTAGTCCTTGATCTTAACACCTAGTGCCGCTAGTTCACTGGCGTCGTCCTCTGACATAGTGATAGTCATAGAGAATTGACCAGTGTCCTGGCCGTTGAACACGTCGTGCTCAGTTAGGTTACTAAAGTTACAAATGCCTTCGATTGTTGCCATTGGAATAATCTCCGTTGCTTCTTGGGTTGCGACTAGATCCTCTCTAGCCATACTAATATTATACCACATCATGACTTACGCAGCAACACTCTGTACTGCAATAAGTTTCT